CTCAAGAAATTCTTTAAGTTCTTGATTCATGTTCTTACTTTTTTGAGGTTCACTAATATTTGTTTCCTTATTACTAAGGGATTGAGTATTGTTATTATTTTCGTCTTGTGTCCCAAGCTCCTTCAGGTCTTGGAAAGCATATACTTTTGGAGATTCCTTCTGATATTCAGAGTAACTATTCCAAGTTCTGTTAGCAAAACCAGGATTAACTATCTTACCATCAGTACCAATCTTCTGAGCATAAGCATCAGCACCGTGTGATACAAGAGATGTTTCCAGATATCTAACGATATTGGTAACAACCCTACGGATCATAACACCCTTAGAATCGTAAGTACCAATCTTTTCCCAGAAGTCCTGATCTGACATCTCTGGGTGAGACTTGTCCCAAACGAATTGTACTGTTACTGAGTTACTGTGGATAGAAGGGGGATCCATAAGAATGCCTCTAGCAATTCTTGGATTAGCTTTACCATCAATCTTTAGTACTCCATTGATACCAGCTGGGACGAATACGTTACCATCCTTATAGGCCTCTTGCCACATAACCTTAGATACTGCACCAATAGCATTACCAATATCGGTTTCGTGATCACAGTTAACGGTTTGGCCAAGGAGTAACTTCATTGAATTTTTAAGAACATTGCCTTTACTAAAGTCTGTAGGCATCCAGTTTTTAGATACTATGGTTGCAGACAAGAGTCTAAAGACAGGCTCTATAAATTCATTCTCCTTTGGTTTCAAGTCTTCCTCTGTGAGCTCCGGGTAATATGTATGGTAATTAATATTACCACCAAATAAGCCGAGCTGTTGAATGGATTCCTCTGTTGGTTTGTGCCACTCATAGAATTTCTCATTAAACTCCTGAGCACCTATTTGCTGTGGTACATAACCAGTAAGAATCGTGTGGCCCTGGCCGATTATAAGGGAATCAACCTGAGCCTTGTTCTTGTGTAAAATTACTGGTGGCATTTACCTTGGATTTGTTTTTTGATCCCCTCTTTTGGGGTTCGGGTTTGACTTATCTCTTGTTCTACGAGCAGATTTATTCTCATTGTCTTGGTCTTTCTTCTTCTTAGCAGGATCATCTGGACTGTAATTACCGTCCTTCTTTACACCAGCTTGATCTTCTGGATCAACTCTTGGCTTATCCTGGTCAGGAGAATCATACCCCATCTCCCAAGCATACTGGGATTGACCTATGATACCATCACGATAGAGTGAGTTGAGATTAGAGATCTTATATTGTAGAGCTTGCTGAACCTTAACATCATCAGCAATAGTAGAAGTAGCCCAAGTAATCTTTATACCCTTATTATTAAAGCCCGCTAGACGTAGCTCTAAGCTATAAAGGAATTCAAGAACATAAGATACTATCATCTGTATGTTACGAAGCTGTGAGATCATCTTAGAAAGAATAATACCCATACCTCCTTCAGTATTAGCTCCACTTACACCAATGATATTACCATTAATACCGAGACCATTAGCTACTCTTTGCTGATTGAGATTCCATAGCTTATCAGCGCTACCTAAATCCTTAGTAGTAGAAGTCATCTCAAACTCATGGTCATCTATATAACCAGTTACCAAACCATCCTTCATGCCATCTTTCAGATTTCTTTTTAGCTGTTCGAGGTTTCTATTGAGCCTAGCTTCATAAGCCTTTAGTCCCTCGTTAGCTTGCTGATCTGGTTTCTGCATCTTAGCAGTAAGGAATCCAAGGAATCCCATTTGTTCCATGATCTGCTTGAAGTTAGTCATCATATCATGTTGGCCCTTGATAGAGTCAAGTGATGACATAAACGGTGGCATTCCGTAAGGTTCATCGGTATCATTGTACATACCAGCATAAACGTAAGTCTCGGTATTGAGCTTGACATAGTCAACGTTCTTTACCATGAAATTATCGTTTTTCTGATAAGGTTGATAGACACCGTTGTTTTCTCGTTTGAACCTAATGTTGTCTGGTTTTAAGAACAGGATTGTAGATAAACCATCCAAATCATTGTTAGGTACACCTTCTACTGAGATAGCACCTCCAACAAATAGTTGGACTATCATCTTATTTACTAAGCCATCTATACCGGCAGAATAGTTAGACCACCTCTTAGTAGCTTCTTTAAGGTGTTCTCTCATCTTCTCTGCTTCCTGATCTGTATTATTCGGGAAAGTAACCTGATGCCCAGTATTAGCAAGCTTAAAAGTTTCCTGAATGGCTATAGCCATATCGGGATTTACTTTATAAAGCTTCCTAATCAACTGGATAACCTCTACTCTAAAGGATGGAGTCACTACTTGAGTTAGTCCATGTAGAGTAGAGGTAAAATCAGTTTGATCTTCCGGGACAGATACACGACCAGGTGATATAGATGATACCTTTGGTTTTGATGCCTCCCGGTTGGTTTCCGGAAGTGGAGGAGATTTTGGTTTCTTCCTCCAAAATGCAAGGTCGTTAATATTCATCTGGGTTGTACTACTATGTTTGTTTTACTCTTTCGAATATGATTACAGATGGCTTTACCGAATATATCATCATCTGCATATACCAGATCATCATCACCTTCATCTGCAGCTTGGGTATTTAGTCGATGCTTACCCATAGCAACTGGTCTTCCTAAGGAATCATATATGAAGGTGTAAGCCTCTTGTACAAAGAATGGATCCTTTATGATAATGTTCTCTTCACGAACATCCTCTTCCAGACCCTCAATGATTAATGTTCGGTTCTTTGTAGTGGTAAGCCAACCTGGAGAAGCATCCATCTCAGGTTTATGCTTTCCTTTCTTCTTCAGCATCTTTTGGTAATAATACAGACGTGGATAACCTTCGGTTTGGAGTTTTGATGTAACTGCTAATCCCACATCGTTGGACTCTGGAGCAAGGAGAGCATAATTAAATAGTTTACCTGTATCGCCCAAGAGTTGGGCATACTTATCTACCGGAATGCGACCTTTATAAACAACTTGTTCTTCTCCGTTCTTGTCCATACATGTAAAAGAAGAATAGTCAGTAGAACGTCCTGTAGAAACATCAGCACCAATAAAATATTCTGTATCTCTTACTGGTTTGTTGTACTGACGATACTGTCCATTCATTCTCTTTATCAATGGTGGATAGTCGGTTAAACAATCCTCTATAGCCTTGATGTCTGTTAGGTCGAATACCGTATTTCCAGATCCCAAGAAGTCACCATCAATCTCTTGTGCAGTACGACGAGCACCCAAGTTCTTGGACATGGTCTGATACCATTTGTCGTCTCGTTCCGGGTGCATCCTCCAATACAATCGTAGTGGATTGAATTCGTTTGCATGAGCCATAGCATCTACCCAAGTTGAATGGTAGAAGTTACCCATACCCAGAGGAGTGGAGTTCACAATGGCTGATCCACCGGTAGATAGAGTTGGGAGAGCTGCAGCCCATATTTGCCCGGCCCAACGGACCATAGCTGCCTCGTCTATCACAAGCAAGGTTAAGGCTTCTGAACGACCAGCCTCTGGAGAAGTAGGTATTGACTCAATTAAAGAACCATTACTGAACTCCATAGTGGAAGCAGAACCGAACTCTCCGGGACGGCCATTAACGATGGGAGTTTGCATATACCAAGGAAGGTTCTTGTACATGTACTTGATTTTCCTAAGTACCTTCTTAGCAACGGTATCTTTAATAGAGATGATGTTGATCTTCTTGTTATCATGGAACATTGCTAACCAGAGACAGTACATAGAAATTAATTCTGTGATACCAGCCTGTCTAAACTTCAGGATAATGTTGAACCTTTGTAAGATAAACTGGTATAGTACTGCTTTCTGGTATGGATATAGGTAAAAGTGAGTTTTACCTCTTACCGGATGTATTACATAACAGAAGGTGCTGAAGAAGAAAACATCGTTTGCTACCCTAGCAAGGTTTTTTAATTCCTCACGATTAAGAGTGCTAGGAGTTTCTATCTTCTTTGCCATTTTACTCTAAGTTATAGGTTATTGAAAACTCGAGATCTATACCTAATGGTTTATTTAGGCTCGGATAATAATATCCATTGAATCCCAGTTTATATTGGAGGTTATGAGTCTTGAGTGATAACCCTAAACCTATGTCAGTGAATGTATGGAAGGGTCTAAATTTGGTATATACGTATGGATGTAGTTCAGGTTTAAACCTTACTTTCTTTTGTGTTAATTGCCCATTTATCCAGTTGTATTCGAAATTGTTTAGATCTAACTTGAAGTCTTTCTTTAAGAAAGCGTTAAGATCTGTATTGAAGAAAGACATAGATAAGTCATGTTTACTTAGTAGTATCTGAACTATAGAATCTTTCTTTGTTACAGAGTCTGGGTTTATGTTAACAGTAGTACTGTCTTTCCATACATTGCCATATAAGAAAACGTAATTTGGTAGTACCTTAGTTGAATACTCTTTCTGATACTTAAAGGGTTTTGATATGTATACTGTATCAGTCTTACCAATTACTGTTTCTTGTTTTAATGCTTGGGATAACTTATACTTAGTATGGAGATACCCAATTCCTAATAGTATGGCTAATCCCAATAGTAAGAAGGTAGTTACTTTATACTTCATGGTAAAAAGTTTTAATCTCTCTCGCGCATATATACGTACGCAGTGAGTAGTTTTATTTATAAAACTACGAACTTTTTTAAGCTTTAGCTTAAAAATATCCTATAAGATATAGTATATACTAATAGCTTTAGCTATATTTTGCGTGTATATGCGTATGCGCAAGGGAAGTTAGTTGTTTTCAATACAAGATTTGAACCAAATACCTACTTCGTAACAAGCACCCTTTGCAAATATATTCCTGGCCTTATTCAACCAGTAGATAGGATTATCTTCATCGAAGTAAATTTTAAAACTCTTAGGAAAACCCATGATATTCCTGAAGTCTTCTATACCTAATGGCCACCCGTCTGGTCTAAATTGCCTATCTGCAGGCCTAACAGTTAACGGTGGAAGGTCAGAATCCAACTTGTAAACACCAGGTAAAGTAGCCATTTTCTTACTTTTTATTGGCCATTTTCTTTCATTCTTGAAATCGTGCTTCCAAAGATGATGAATTTCCTTTACTGTCAGGTTCTTTTTCTCTGGTAATTTTCTATAATCATACATCGCCAAAGTTTTATTTTTTGGCGGCATATAATTGGTATTATTTCCTTTAAAATAGGCTGCCTCCAGTAAATTTCTAGAAACTTTTGGAGTGTTTACTTGGAATATATGTTTAAATTGTTTAAGTTTAAACTTAGAATTACCTTTTTTAACTCCAATAATTAGTAACCTCTTCCGTGAAGCCTGAGAATTACCGAGATCAGTCATGGAATGTACGTGAAATACCAGTTTGTAGTCCTTAAAAGTATCTTGCCAAGCCTCTTCTGATACCAAAGTTAGGAGCTTTGGTACATTTTCCAACAGGAAAAGCTCCGGTTTATAGTACAATATTGACTCAACTACCAGATTTATTGACTTATTTTTCTCTGGGTTTCCTAATTCTTTTACCTTTGAAAGCCTCATTGTAGAGCTTGCACCACAATCTGGAGAGCCTACTATGATATTTGGCCGCTTGATACCTAAGATAAGATCCCTTTGAAACGGGATATCTCCAAAATTTAATCTCCAATTTTCTAAATCTTTAGTATAAAATACAGGTCTAGGCTCAACGTTACCTAAAATTTGGTAGTTTTTATCCATTAAAAATGGGTGCAGGAGAGCACCACCGCCTCCTGCAACCCCTAACACTCTAGTTTTTTTCATTATAATCAGTCTTTTAGTATCTTAACGTATGCTCTCCAAGCGAATTTTTCACGATGTTTATTATACTCTTCTATACCTTCATTATCATAAGCTTCTTGTTCAAGTGGATTCATATTGTAAGCTTTATTTAAGTTACGATATTTTATTAAACACCTTAACCAATACCAGAAGTATACAGGAAGAAAACCAACATACCACAGTTCTTTATACTGAAGTGTATGGGTATATTCGTGTCTTAATTTCTTTTGGTTAAGCAAAAACTTCTCTTTGTTCCTTGTAAATACTACTCCGAACAAGTTAATTGCTAAGTAACCCTTAAATGGAATTAAGCAATTTTCAACTATTCTCATTTTCTACTTCTTCTTTAGCTTCTTCCTGGTTCAACCAAGCTTCTTTTGCACCTAAGGTTATGATTACATTTCTCAAGCTCCTGTAATAGTCAGGTGATGTAGCATACTTTGCTTTGTTATTATCTGTAATCTTTAGTGCAAACATAAGCGGATTGTCCCTATATTCCCAAGCATCACTATACATAGGCTTTTTAAAGATAGCCAGATGATCATCCAAGCACTCTTTTAGAGTATCATAATGACGAAAAGCTCTGACTACTTTATATTGCCATCTTCCAGGGGTTAACTTTATCTTCCTGAGAATCTTATCAGGAGGCGATAGAGTCTTACGATCATGAAAAAAATATTCATGGGTTTCTACCATATCTACTGGACCTTCCCATGAACCTTTAGTAATACCAAAGATGTTATTTTCTCCAATAACATGAGCTCCCCAGCCTGTTTCCAAAACTGCTTGAGCTGTTACAAATAACGGGTGAATTTCTCCACCCTTTGCTGCTTGATAGACCCTTTTTGCAAAGGCCATTTGTTTTTCGTTAGCTGCCATAGTTTTTACTGATTAATATGGTTATATTACTAGACGTATGGGTATTGCCCGTAACAGTTCTCTAAATTCTTAGCTTGGTTCTATTTGTAATTGCAATAATATTATAAATCAAAATGTATGTATAAGGTAATAATCGAATGGCACGGTCCTATTGCCACAATCTTAAAGGAATCCAGTTTCTATTCGGAACTCCATAATAAATTTCCTATTGAAAATAAATCGAAGGAATACCTAGATAACCTTATCTATGGAATACTGGATAACCTACCATATAACCACTATGGACTTTTCACTCAACAAACCGAAATCGAACATAGAATTGGTTATTAAAAATTTGCATATATAAAATAAAATATGTATTTTTGCAAAGTAATAAAAATTTAATATAAACTTTTAAACAACAACGACAATGACAAAGCTTAAACCAGAAATGGAAGTTGTCTATGTAACTTCGCTACTAGTTGATAAATCTAAGGTAGTTAGCATAGACAAGAAGAATGGAACTGCCACCTTAGCTAATGGCATAGTATTAAATCGGGAAGTCCTTAAGAAGGGTTACTTTAAAAGGGCTGGAATAAGATCAGATGATAAGGCTTACCTATATGAACCAGGTAGTGAAGGTTTTAAAATTTATGAAGCCTATATTAATAAGGTTCAACTGGTTAACCTAACATCGAATATCAAGAGAGAAATAGAAAGCAAGGACCTTATCACAGATCAGGGTTGGCTTAAGGAATTTAGAAGTGTAATCGAAAAATTTATAGGAAAATGAATCACATATTTTGGTCAATCACAGCCCTAGTATATGGCGTAGCTTTTATCCCAGCACTTAGAACTGCTATAGCATTCTGGTTACATAAAGACAATAATGCAACTGCCTATATGGCAATGCAACAGGGCTTTATATTAGGATTCTTGAAAATCTGGGTCATATATCCATTTTATATCGTCAAGGATTGTATTAACTCACTAAAAGGTAATGTAGATGAATAAGGTAGTAGTATTCGGTACAGCCCATCTGGAGAATCCCTGGATTCCAGGGAAACTCTCTCCAGACAAAAGCTTCCAAGAGGCAGTATTCTCTAGAGAACTTGCAAAAGATCTAGCAGTAACTATGCAGAGTTATGGGTTTATTTCTCTAGTAGATTACCCTGGGCTTGCCCCAGACGGCATTAATATTAAAGCATTCCCGAATAATTGGGAGGATCAGCAAAGGGCAGAACTTAATTTCCGAGTTAAGAAGGTAAATGAATTGGTGAAGCAATATGGTAAGGATAATGTAATTTACGTTAGCCTTCATAATAACGCATCAGGTAATGGGCAATGGATGAAAGCAAGAGGTTGGGAGATATATACCTCTCCAGGTAAAACCAAATCCGATATATTGGCAACCTGTATGTGGAATGCTGCTAAGAATTATCTTGGAGATTTGACCACTATGAGATCAGATTGGTCAGATGGAGATCCAGATAAGGAAGCTAAGTTCTTTGTACTTACCAAGACTAAGTGTCCTGCAGTATTGGTAGAGAACCTATTTATGGACAACCAGGAAGATCTTAAGGTCCTCACAGGAGATGTAGGCTATATGCTTATAGAGAGAACTATAGTAGAAGGTATATTAAATTATTGGCTTAAAATATAAGGATTATGTGTGACGCAGAAGTAGAAGAAATCACTATACCAGTTGTTGATCAACCTGGGGTAGGGAAACCAGCCTATAAGGTTACATATAGAGAATTTAAGGTAGGGGCTAGGAAAACCTACGATTACTATACCGATAAGGACCTAGCCTACTATATAGCCAGTCAGATTAACCGTTTAGATGATGATTAAATATGGCAAACAGAAGAGGTAAGAAGATAGGTAGATTTACTCCATATATTAAAGAGGAGAAGAAACCTGACCTTGAAAATGAGAAAATTAGGTTAGATATCGAAATCCTAAAATCTATAAGGTATAAGTTTAAAGCCGATAACGAGCTTAGGTTCCTATTCGATAAGATTATCACTAAATTAAATAAGGAGGTAAAGAAATGATAGAAGGTGGTTATTTTGTATTGGGTGTGGTAGTAGGTATTATCCTTAACATCCTATATGTTAGACACTTAAGGATTATGGCTGAAGATTGGCCTAAAAGAAAGGTAGATACTACCAAGCCAAAGAAGTTACAGATAGTAACAAGGGTTTACAGTAGTGAAGACCTAGATTATATCCCTGCTGGATTTGGTCATTGGGATACTGAATATGTAGGTAGCCCAGAAATAATAGGTAGGATTCATGATCACCTAAGAAATGCCCTTGAGATCAGGTTATATGTTACTAAGGCTTACATTGAGTATACTGCTATGACCAGGACCAGAGGTCAGGTAAGTGGAGGATGCCATAGAATGGGACCTTACGATTTCTTCGAATTTGGTATCAGAAAATCTGGACATCGGTTCGATATTTATGGTGAAGATAGAGAGGATCCTACAGTAAAGGCTTTCTTCGATTGGTGGGGAAATTTGGTTAAGAAATACGAAGCAGAATTCGATAAAGACTTTAATTTATGATTTGGTTTTTGATTACACTTGTCATTATACTTTTTGTAGGTATGATGATATTTCTACTCTTCATAGGGATGGGGATGTTCCTAAAAGGAACTCATAAGGTAAATATCGATGATAAGGTATTGGTAAGATATTTATTTGTATATAAGATAGTAGAAGGTGATCCTGATGGGTTGCCTACGGAGTTTCTAGTTAATTGGAAGTTAACTGACTTAGAAAATCATATGTACCTTTTATATTTAAGTCTTGAAGAAGACCTTGATATAGAGAAATATTTGTTTAAGGTTTTGGCAAAATATTATGGGTTTAATAATATATACGGTAAGGTATATAGGATTGAATACACTAGTGATATTATGTATATATTGATGGGTACTTGGGAGGTTGTTGAAGGAAGGATTGGATATAATAAAAATAAAAAAAGAAAAAATGATTAAAGCATCACACAATACGTTTTCTTACACTACTCCGCTGCGATGGTGGTTGCGCCCATTCGCTTTCGTGGGGAAGTGCCAGAGCAAAACACTATGGGAGCAGTTCCGTGATGGCGTAAGGGTGTTTGACCTGCGTGTAAGAAAAAACAAGAGAGGAGAGTACGTAATAGCTCATAATGCATTTGAATATGTAGAGGATTTTACAGTAATACAAACAATTCTTGAGTGGTTAGACGGAGAGGCAGATGTTTCGGGGGAGAGAGTGTTCATCAGGCTTCTCCATGAGGTGCGGAACAAGCATCAGGCGAAACATAGCGCCCAAGCTCATTTTGCATGGTTCTGCGAATGGGCAGTGAGAGAATTCCCACATCTCACCTTTATGGGAGGACAACGTGTAATGGACTGGCAGCAAGACTATGAATTCCCCTCTTACAACAACATAGAATATATAGAGCGGCATTGTTCCGTTTGTTGGCCGAAATATATGCATTGGTGTCCTTGGCTTTTCGCAAAGTTAAAGAACAAGAAGATAGAAAAGGAGTTTGAGGGGAAGAGAGAGACGGTGTTCATGGATTTTATATGAGAAGATGGAAAAGGATCATTGTTTAAGTGCCGTTAAGAAGGCTGAAATGGAGGATATGGCAAAGGTAGACTAGGAAGCCCTTAATACGTATAGGAGGTCCAGGTAGTTGTTTGCTGCCTGGGCTTTCTTTTGTGTGTTTTTCGAAATAATATATAAGGAGTGTTGTGTGTGCCTGTGTCCTGGTGCTTGTGTGGGAAGCCCTTTATCACGTATGGTAAGGATGTCGTATCCAAACGGGGGAACGGTGGCGTGTCTCAAATTGCATAGAAAATAAAAATAAGGTACACTATCATAATTAAAATTTTATGTGCTTAAAATTGATTTTTGCGTTTTTCATTTTTTCATAATATAAATAAAGTAATAACAAAAAAAAAGGTTGCAATTTCTTGCAACCTTAATTTATTAGTATTTTTTTAAGTTATCTTTTAATTGTACCAAATCAAAAGTTTTAATTTCTATATGTCTAAATATTTCTTTTTCGCTTATATGCTTATTTTGTTTATTTGGGATTATCCCTGTACTATCAAAAGAAATAATTAACGTATCAAAGTAAGAAATTAAGTTATTTATTATAATTTCTTGCTTTTCATCAGGTAGTGCAAAAAATTCGTTTTTCTCAAAGATAGCAAGCAAAAATTTTGCTGCAAATGGTTTAGTACATTTTCCATATTTAGAAATATAACGTACTAACTTTTTTATTTTGTCCATAACATTAAATAAAAAATTTGGGGTGCAAATTGCACCCCAAATAATTATTATTTATTGTACTTTTCAAAATTACTAATTGCACCCTGCAAAGTTTTCTTTGCGCTATCTTTGCGCAAAGTATCAAAAACAGAAAAATCTACTTTTTCGCAAATGTATGTTTCTGCAAAAAATTTCTCGAATTTTGCGTAATTTGCTGCAAATTCTTTTTTATCTTTTGCATTTGCAAGTAAGGATAAAAAATTAATTGCAATATTGCGCAAAGTACGACGAATTTTTTTCTCTTCTTTTTCGTCTGTTACACCCTCAAAATAACATTCCTTATAAATGTTACTTTTTGTTGTTTCAGTGCTTTTAATTGCACCGCTTTCATTTGCTAAATTAAGCAAATTTTTTAATGCTGAATTTTTCATTTTTCAGAATTTTAAAATAAGATAGATTTTGTATTTTTTATTTTATTTATTTCTGTTATATTCAGATTATTTATATAAATAAGGTAGGAAAAAATAAACCTATTTAAATAAACCTTTTGTTTTTGTTTCAGTATGTCAAAGAACTCTTTTTTTAATTTTGTACTGCAAAGGTACGGACTATTTTTTAATTATACAAGAAAAAATAAAATTATTTTTAGAAAAATATTATTTAATTGATTTAAATCAAAAAATTAAAAAATCACTAAAAATAATTATTTAAAAATTTTGTAATTTAAAAATTATTTTTATTGTGCGTACATTATTTATTTTATACAAATTTTGTGCCAGATATCAAAAAATAAAATAAAAATTTTGTGAAAAAATAAAAATTAAATTTTCAGTGCAATTTTCAAAAATTAAAAATTTTGAATAAAATCCCCACTATATCCCCACCCAGGCGTTGTCCGCTATCTCATAATACTGGTATGATGGCCAGATTTATAATATTGGGTTGGGGCCAGCCGACCATAATTCCCTACAACATTGGGGCCAGATGGACATTTATAATTGCCATAATAAAATCGGCCAGACGGACTTAATTGGTTGGTGATTAGAGATTTAGGTCAAGTTATTCACAAGGATAAGCCCAGCCCAAATCCGAGGTAAGGTTATCGGAAATAAAGCTGGACTCAAACTTGGCGGGCTGGATGCTGGCGACCTTTAAGGTAAATAGCTAGCTAATTAATATTACTGGTATGGTTGGATATTCATCGAATTGCTAAAGTTACTAGATGGGTTTCAAATTGATAATGTAGGTAGGTGATATTAGAGCAATCGAAGAATGGATGCCGTTCCCATTGGTCCTGGGTATAGAATGCCAACTTCTGAGCCTTAACTGAGATGGAAATAACTGTATGGGCTCCGGGTTCAGCAAGGTGATCTAGGATTAGCTCCTTTGCCATTTGTTGGAAGTATTCCGATTCTTGGATTAGCTCCGATCCAAAGTTAGGCTTATCGATGTACAAAGCATGGGGTACTTTGGTATAGATCAAACTAATGAGATGAGAAGCAAATAATTCTGTAAGCTTCTTAACGAAATCCGAAGTGATGGTTTGGTTCATGACTTAGTGATTTTTAGTGATTGTAAGATTAGATATTTCCATGATGCCATTAATAGCAGTATAGAGAATAGCATTAAAGGCTGCCCTAAAATTATGTTCATCGGTTTGATAATTAAAGGGTTTAGTTACCTGATCATTAGGATCTAAGTAATTGTAAGAAATGTTGTAGTGTACCATAACAATGAATTTATTAAGGGAGGGATGGTTAGTCCCTCCATTACCTTTTAATATTGTCCTGTGCAATGAAGTATAAGAGTTATTGTAGAATCATTAAAGTGAATAGCTAAAGTATCAGCAGTACCATTTATAAGTATGAGATGTTCTTCTTTAATGAAAGCCTCCTGTATTTCCCGAGGAAGTTGTTTAGCTATATTCTTAGAAAGTTCTATAAGATAATCTTCCTCATGTCGATTAATACCATAGGTTATAAGGTAAATTGAGGATTCATCCTCATAATTCTGTTTGAACTTAGTGATTTGATAACCCTCATCTCTATTACAGTTAAAGATTAGGTAATCTTGAATTGAATTGAGAACCTGAAGAAGGTCTGTGTTAATGTTAATTGTTTGCATAAGCTTGGATGTTTTGGGATGTTATACTTTTTTATCTTTTGCAAAGGTACAAATAATTTTTTAAATCTCAAAATTATTTTATCTTTATTTTTATATTTTCTTAGGTACTTTGAGATCCTCATGGCCTTTTATATTTAGGGCAATTTCCTGGGGCCAGAGATCCGAAAGGCCTATTATCTCCAAAGAAGTGGGGCCAGAGAGCTTAGGATTTTATCTTCAATCTGTCTGAATGGCCAGACATCTATGTAGACTATATTGACGCTTAGCTGGAAGATTAAATGGTATTCTTCTAGAGTTTCTTTTTTAGTTAACTAGTATTTATAGGGTTAATTAGTTGGATATTTACTATGATGGTAGGTAATCCTGGGGCCTAAAAGGCACACATAGTCCGCTTAGGATATTACCTGTATGGTTGCCTTATTTGTGATAAGGATTTAGAGATTTAAGGCCTTCCTAATTGCCTAAATCCTAGACCCCAACCCACTTATTATATTATATATAATATATAATAAAGCGGCCAACTGGCTTTGTGATTAAGGCAATTAGGATATGGTTAGGGGCCTTATTGACTCTTAGCTTCTATTGTAGTATCTTAGTTAGGCCAGATAGCTAAGTTAGGCCTTACATGGATTAGCCTTGGGGTACCACTACAGATAGGTTTTGGGGCCTGGTGGGGCATAGTGACCCCACTCCTCTAGGTACCCCAAATTGAATTGCCTTAGTGAACCCCCAGCGAGACTGTCTTGTACTTTGATTTATGATTTCTGAGTCTGAATGTGGATCAGCGATAGAGTAGATCTACGTTTGATACCTATAATTGATTACCTATCAGGTAATGCCCAAAAGGAAGGTAAGTAGGTTATATTATTAGTTATATGTATATGATATATAATATGATTTAGGTTATGTGGTTGGTTTTATAAATTTCTTTGTTTTTTGGGCGGGGGCGTTTGGTTATTTTACACGATTAGATCCCAGTTTGTTAGGCTGGGATCTTTTTGATTGTTAGTGGATTAGAGATAACCTTTACTTCCTTTTTTGAGGATGGATATTATGTTAACGCATGATAATCCATCGGATTCCATATTTTCGATTAAGGTATGGAGTTCTTTCTGATAGTGATTCTCGGTTTCTTTATCTGGTTCTTTAACTTGAGGGGTTTCTATGGATTGTTCTCCATCATCGAATCCATCGGTATAGATTTTATCTATGATGTCTGATAGCTCTTGGTCAGACTTAGTTTGTTTTATGAGCCTTATGTATTTCTTAGTGTACTTGTCCATAATTACTGTTGTTTTTGGATGAAAGACTGGATGTAATTCTTAGCCTTAAATAAAGAATCTAAGTCGAAGTCAGTAGTGATACGTATATCTGGGTTATCTACTAGGTCCCTTATTTCTTTGAGATATTCTTGGGCTTGGTTTATTCTACTGTATTCCATGAGGTTTATTTGTTTTTAAGTGATATATCTTCGTGAAGACCATCTTCGGCTTCGGCTTTATGTATTTTATTTTGTTTCAGAGGTGATTTTGGTTTTGTTTTTAGTGATATGTCTTCATGGAGACCATCCTCAGCTGAGATGTATAGTTCAATAGAGATATCCCCGCAATCTGGATTTAGTAATGCACATTGTACGTATGATGCCAGATCAACTTGATTACTGTTCATGATTAACTTGAGATCCTTTGGATCTAGGTTTTCTGACTTAGCCAGGTCTATGAGATCCTGGAGTGTGATTGGGAATGTTTTGTCGATGTACTTTGCTTTCATATTAGTTGTTCTCTAATGTTATGTTGTTTTGTTTTGCGTAGCGTAAGGCATTGCCTTTTCGGAAGTACTGAGGAGAGATTTGTTGCCAGAATCCCTTTTCTCCTGATATTCCGAATGGTACCCATTCTGCGATGTAGTATATGGGTCCATGTGATGATAATCTGTACCTTTCGTTCATATTTCTATGGCTTTGATGTTAGTACCTATGAATGCTTGGTGGATATCCTTGTTATTATTGGCTATGGCCATATCCACCTCAGTAGGATTACTCATATGACCATAGCGTCGCATTTGTTTTAAGAATGCCTGGTAGTCTTCTCTAGTGATTCGCATATTATATGTCTTTGATTACTGTTGTGAATATTTTCTTGATCTCTTCATCAGGTATATCCTGATTCCTTAGTGTCTCCATGATCCCATAGAGTTCCTCCCTGGCATCATGTAAGACTTTATGTTCCTCATCTGAGAGAAGTCTTTGGAAATCTATAGTACCATCAAGGTATTCTACATTGTCTGGGGTTTCCCATTGTAAGGGTGTAGTATCATCTCCAGGATATCCCTCTATGAGGATTTCGGTATCTTTAGGAAGGAAATTAAGTAAATCTCCTACTGTAACTGGACCCTGATAAGTTTCTTTTGGTTCAGATAGTAGTTTTACTTGCTTCTTAGCTGGGCAGTATTCGAGTTTTGATACGTATACTGAGCCTTGTCCACCAAATATTAAGTAAGTGATGGGGTTAGAGATGAGGCTTTTAGTA